GGACCTGGCTGGTGAACTGGCTGGTTCGGATCCCATGCAGGCCATTGCTCGTCGCACCGGTCAGTACTGGGTGCGTGACATGCAAACTTCCCTGATCAACGTGATCAAGGGTCTGTTTGCAACTGGTGGTCCTCTGACCTCTTCTCACGCTGCTGGCGGCACTTCCACTCAGCTCTCTCAGAGCGTGATGGTTGATGCTATCGCCAAGCTGGGTGATGCAGGTCAGGAGCTGACTGGCGTTCTGATGCACTCCCGTGTGTATTACGCCCTGATGAAGCTGGATCTGATTGTTCCTGCTTCCAGCACCTCTCAGCTCGACACCCGCCTGTCCGCTCAACGTCTTGAGCTGGGTACCTATCTGGGTCGCCCGGTGTTCGTTGATGACACCCTGCCTGTCGATGCTGGCGCTGGCACTGGTGGTGCTGACGTGCTGCACACCTACTTCTTTGGCCCTGGCGCATTTGCTTTTGCAACTGCTCCTGCCAAGTCTCCTCTGGAAACCGACCGCGATTCCCTGAAGGGTATCGACTACCTGATCAACCGGACGCACTATCTGGTGCATCCCAACGGCATCAGCTGGGTTGGTAATGCCGCTGGCAACTCGCCTTCCAATGACGAGCTTGCTACTGGTTCCAACTGGAGCAAGGTGTTCACCGACAACCGCAACATTCGGATCACGCAGCTGCGCTGCTACATCTGATCGTTGCTGTAGTAACGGCCCCTCTTCGGAGGGGCTTTCAACTATCAAGTAACTGCCATGTCGATTACCACTTTCCGACTTGCTCGTGAGCAAGAAGAGGCAAAGCTGCAAGTAGAGGCTGAGGCCGAAGCTCCTGCCGCTTGTCCTGCGCCAGTGCCCGCTGAGGAGCCCAAGAAGGCACCTGTGAGCACTGCCAAGTCCAAGACCACTACTGTCAAGGGCTGAGCCCTAGAGAGGCACGCACATGGCCTTCGTATCGACACTGGGAGCTGCTAATGCCAACTCCTTCCTGAGCGTTGCGAGGGCCACGTCGCTACTTGGTGAATTACCAGCAAGCGCCGGTATTACAGCTTGGCTTGCGTTGAATAATACGCAAAAAGAGCAGACGCTTGTTGCTGCAACGATGACAATCAACCCCTTGAAGTGGAAGGGGCGAATTCTTGATGAAACGCAATCGTTGTCTTGGCCGCGACTGATCAAAATTGATGGGCGACAGCTTACAACTGAGACTCTCCCCATTGACTTTGAAATTGCTGTTGCTTATATGGCGGCATTTCTTGGAAGCGGTGGCGGCTATACAGCAGTAGCGACAAATGATGGCGGCGCATCACTTCGCAGTACAAATCAATACGAAGAAGTCGAACTTGGCGATGGAGCGCTTCGCGTTAAGTTCAAAGTTGGCGATACCCCTCAGACGGGCATCGACTATATTCCGCCATTTGCGATGGATATTCTCTATCGCTACATGATTGATCCAAGTTTCAATCAGCCCTACGTGAGTCGTACTAGCACTGCTCGCGTTGACCCGTATTACGGTGGCGGTGCTTTTAGTCCTCGTCGTATTCGTTTTGCAGGCGGGCAAGTCTTCCCAACTTATGGCGGCTGGGCAAGCAACCCGCTGTGATGAACCATGTCTCTCGTTGATGACATCTTTTCTTTAATCCCTGGGCCGCTAATCACCCAGTTTGGGATTGACGCGACTTATATCAAGGCGAACGCAAGCCCTACTTACAATCCAATAACTGGTATCGTATCTGGTGCTGCAACGGAAATCGCAGTCAAGATTGTGATTTCTGAGCTAAAGCCAGAAGAAATGCAGGGGCTCTATCAGCAGACTGATGTAAAAATTATATTTGCCGCTGATGCGCTTTCCGGGTACTACCCACAGACAACCGATTCAATTCGCTATGTGCAAAATGGCGTAAATCGTACAGCAAAAATTGTTGGTATGTACTCATATCGCGGTGACAGCCCTATTATGCACTCAGTAGTTGCGAGATTGAGTTGATATGGCAAAATTTAGAGGCGGCGGGCTTGAAAAAGGAATAGCAAAAGATTTGATGCAAGGCATCAATAAAGCTCTTGCCAAGGGAATTCAAAATGCCGCAGTTGAAATAACAAACGGCTTAGTCGAGGTTGGTCCCGCTTGGAGTGGTGAATTTTCTGCATCTTGGGATGTAGTAGTTGAAGGTCAGCCTAGTGCACCACCAAGAGGAAAAGGGCGAATTTACAATTATACTAAAAGAAATTTTCCGCTCTCTAGGTACGAAAAAGCGCTTAATAGTGGTGAATTCAGCTTTCAGGTAGTCAATAGCGCTCCTCATGCAGGAATTGCAATTGACCAGGATCTTGCTGTTTATACTCATCCGAATGACAGTGACCCACTTAAGGATCCAGTTGAGTTTGGTTTTCGTCCAATGGATGCAGATGGAGAGCAAGAGCCATCACTGCGTTATGACGTATCAATGGGATACGATAACAGTGAGAAGCCAAATGCAATGATCACGGCAGAACCTGACTGGTATTACACTTACACGCAGGGTGGCGGGCTAAAGAGGGATCTGGGTCGCGGTGTAAGTCTTGGTTTTAAGGAGTCATTCTGATGAACTATCAATCCATCCGTGCAGTAATTGAAGCACCATTGCTTACTGCGTATAACACGCAAGTTCCTCCAATTCCAGTTTATTTTGACAATGTTACCGCAGTTCCGCCTGATCCGCCGAAAGAATACGTGCGCATCAATGTTACTTTTGGTTTAACAACCGAAGCGACAATTGATGGTTCTCTTGACTACGCAAGGGGCGCGTTAATTGTTCGTTGCTTTGCGCCCAAAAGTACTGGACCTGCCCGTTGTCAGCAAATGATCCAACTTGCCAAGCAAGTAATTGATACATTAAATTCAACGAACAAAACAGCCACTCTTACCTATGTGCGGGTTGGTCGGATAACTGGACCTTCTTTTCAATCGCCAGACAACTCACCTCACTTTATTGGGCGGATTGATGCAGGCTGGCAAGCCAGCGTGAAGTGAATCGCTAACCTGTGTGTAGCTGGGCAGTGCCCACTAAAGCCACTACCCCTGAATTGTCATGGCAACCGTCCTGTCCGGCGTTTCTGGCGCCTTTTACTACAAGCCTGCGGGCACTCAAGCGACTTTCGTTGAATCCAATGTGACGACTGGTGCAGGCACCAGTGAAATTAACATTGGTCCCAACTTCAACTTCAAAGCTGGCGATCCAATCAAGTTCAATTTCCGCAACACTCTGACGGGTGCAGTCGGAACTGGAACCCTCCCGGCTTCCCTGTCCACCTCTACCACCTACTACGTGCTGACCTACAGCAGCACGACCGGTGTGCTGACTTTTTCTGCGACTGCTGGTGGCGCAGAAGTTGATCTGTCTGATGACGGCACGCTTGCTTCACCCAACAAGTTTGAAGTCTTTTATGCCAGTTATGCCGTTGTGGCGGAAGTTCGTGATTGGTCGCTTGAGATCTCTCGCGCTGAGATCGACGTGACCACCATCGGTCAAACTCTCGGTCAGTATGTACCCTTCCGTAAGTACATCTCTGGTTTCGGCGATGCTAACGGTACTGCAAACGTTTACATGACTGACGAAGACAACGCTCTTGCCAATCGCCTTGTGCAAGACGTGCTGTTGCGCAAGCAGGTCGGTGCTGCCATGAAGCTTTATTTAGAGCGCATTGAGTCTGGCGGTGCCGTGGATGACACCAAGTCTCGTTCTATTGAGATGCCCGTCACGCTGACTTCTGCTTCGTTGAACGTCAACCCTGACGACGCTCAGTCTGTTGCCATTAACTTCCGCCCATCGGAGGCTGTGAGCTTCGACTTTGCTACCACCTGATTCAGTTAGACGTTCACTGCCCCGCTTCGGCGGGGCTTTTCTTTTACCCCTTCAAGATCATGCCCGATGCAGTTGTTCACGGAACTCTCCCCACTGGCGCAGCGAGAGAGATTGATGCGACGAGTGATGGCAAGCTTGAAGTTGATGCAAGCTTTTCTGGCGTTTCGGTCGATGCGTTTGCCCGGTTAAGAACTTCATCAGCCCTTACGCTTTTTGACTCAAGTCATCGTTACGCAGATAATGGGCGCTGGGTTACAAGTACTGCGACTGGCGGGGCTGCAACCTTTTCAGCGAACGAAGGCTTAGTAAATCTTGCAGTTACTGCAGATTCTGGTTCAAAGGTCTACAGGGAGACGAGGCGTTGTTTTAGCTATCAACCCGGCAAGTCGCTACTTGTGCTTAGCTCGTTCGTGATGAACGCCGCAAAGGCTGGCCTTAGACAGCGTGTTGGATACTTTGGTGCCGCCAATGGTATTTATCTTGAGCTTGATGGCTCAACTCTCTATTTTGTTGAACGCAGTTCTGTCACTGGATCAGTCGTAGAGACGAAAGTTGCACAAGCGGATTGGAACGGAGACAAGCTTGACGGATCTGGTGAGTCTAAAATTGTTCTTGACATCACTAAAGCTCAAATCTTCTGGACCGACATTGAATGGCTTGGCCTCGGCACCGTGAGAGTAGGGTTTGTAATTGACGGTGTTTTTATTCATTGCCACTCTTTTCATCACGCAAATCTGATTTCTTCTACTTATATTACAACTGCGTCGCTGCCACTTAGGTACGAAATTGAAAACACTTCTGCAACAGCAGGCGTCAGCACTTTGAAGCAGATTTGTTCTACAGTTATTTCAGAGGGTGGCTATGAATTGCATGGTTTTCAGGTAGCCGCCGGCACTCCTGTCAATTCGCCGAGAACGCTTGGAGCGGCTGGAACTTTCTACCCTGTCGTATCCCTTCGCCTCAAAGCGACTCGACTTGATGCAATCGCCGTTCTTAGTGCGCTATCTGTAATGGCGGTTAGCACTGGTAATTTTAATTGGCAGATTAGGACTGGCGGAACAACGACTGGTGGTACTTGGGTGAGCGCTGGTGCTGACAGTGCGGTTGAATACAACATCTCCGGCACATCGCATACTGATGGGGTCTCAATTGCTACTGGATTTATTAGCTCGACTAATCAAAGCGGCGCTAGTACAAATATTTCTGGCAATGATGTTTTTAGATTTCAGCTTGAGAGGAATTCTTTCGCACCTGCGCCTTATGAGCTAACTTTGCTTGTTGCGTCGGATGGAGCAGATGATCAGGTCGTCGCCTCAATGGATTTTGAGGAGATTTCTCGATGATTGCAAAAATCACTCCCTTGATCTACAGTTTGATCTGACCACGTTTTTTCTATGGCTAACGCCCCTGCTCCCGGTGCCCCGATTAGGGCAATTGACCGTCTGCGTAAAGCGGCCAACTTTGAGCCAATTAAGCAGGAAATTGTGCTTGACAATGGCGACGAGTTTATTTTCTATGTAACGCCGCTAACGGCGGCTGAGCGAGAAAAAGCGCAAAAAGATGCAAAGTCTGACAACGCCAATGACTTTGCCATGCAGCTTCTTGTCGCAAAGGCGCAAGACGAAAACGGGGAGCGCCTCTTCAGGTCAGGTGACATTCCTGTTCTGAAACGCGAGATTCTCGATCAAGATCTTCAGAAACTGATTCTTGCTGTTCTTCGCCCTGACAGTGAAGATGGCGAAGCTGACATGAAAAGCGATTGAAAAAGAGCTTGAATCAGATGGGCGCCTATTCTTCCAACTCTCGCTGGCAGAGACGCTGCATTGCACTTTGCATGAACTTAAGGACAAGGTGACGGATCAAGAGCTTTTGCTGTGGTCTGCTTACTTTTCTATTAAGAACAGAAAGCAAAAGGAAGAGATGGACAAGATCAAGCGCCAATCTCGTCGCTAGCCGCCTCTCGGGGCGGCTTTTTCGTGCTTGGCTAGACTCAAGGGACAGAGCGACTTGTTGACGTGGCAAGCTACGAGGCGGTTATTAACCTTGTGGTTCAGGGTGAGGCTGCGCTTAATCGTATTCAGA